CCAAATCTCCACCTTCCCAATCATCTAGCCCTGTAACATCGTCTGATAAATAACCAGCAAGCCCAGCTTGTCCAGTTGTTATACTACTATCTGTTGCAGAGACTTTAGTAACACCGTTTACTTTTCCAACAATAGAGGTACCATTACATTCTATCCTAAGAGTATCATTAACAGTTGTAGTATAGGCCGCATTACCAAGTTCTGTAACTGTTCCATTAACAGATTTTATTAGATAACAGCTCCCATTGTCGTCAGCATAAAAAGCATAATATGTAACGGCGCTTGTTGATATTCTAGCAGCCACGCCATAACAGTGATACCCAGATGTATCCTTAGCTACTATAACAGCCTGAGAATACTGATCATTACCCAAAGATGCGTTATACCTATAACAAGATTCCCCAGTATTTACATAATCATCAACACAAACTCTTGTACCACCCTTTGTAGTAAACCTGCCTATTACTTTTACCCAATTACCAAGCCCATCAAGATCTTGGTTTTGTGTATATGTAAAACTGTCTGTATAAGTAGCCATATTAATTTTTATTAGTAAACATTACCATAACCTAGCCTATAATATATCTTCCTAGCATCAGCAGATACTTTTGATATAGCTTCACCATGACTAATAGTAGTAGCATAGCCATTGCCACAAAAATCATAACCACCACCAAAATGCAATTGTGCAGTATTATATGAAGGATCTACAAGCAACCTTAAAGTATTACCCTGTAAATTTACAACTACATTAGAAACTGAAAAACTACTACCAGAGGTACTTTGTTTTAAAGCTAAAAAGTATTCCCCAGCAGTTAGTGTAACATCTGGTATTGGTATTTCTACTAATTTTATACCAGTAAATATACTACTACCATTACTTATAGTAGTGGTATTACTAGTACTGTATACATTAACTCCACCAGTACTGTCTTTATAATAAGCAATACCATAAGTTTGAGTAGCTCCAACAAAATTGTAAGAAAGAGTAATAGCTGCTGAGCCACTCGTTACAGAACTAAATAATGTACTAGCCGCATCACCAGGATTACCCGATCTTTTAAACAGAGTAAAGTTATTTGTTAGATTAAGAGTGTTTACTAATGTTGTTGCTGCTGTAGCATTACTTACAGAAACGTTGAAACTTTCTAATAGCTGTAGTTTGTTAAATACTACTGGAAATGGTATTTGTACAGCATTTACAACAGTCCTATTTGTACTAAATGACGTTACAGAAGTGGCCGTGTTCAAAGCACCCATATCAAAATTAAATGGGTCATAACCAGTTAAGGTATAACCACCACCACCACTAGGATCTGCAACACTGATAGCAAGACCATTTGAGTTTAGTGTAATGCTAGCATTAGTTGCAGACGTGCCTGTACCAGCAAACCTAGTAGAGCTACTCAAAGCTATTGCATTTGGAACTTTTGCCGCTATACCAAATGTATTACCGTTTGTTGCTGTACTAATTGTAGTGTAAAAAATTACATATTGACTAGCTGTCAGGGCAGCATCGTTTAAGAGTCTAAAATTGTCTGTAAATGTTGTACTATCTTGACCAGCGTATATTGTTACTGTATTTGCTGCACCACCGGCATTAACAGAAGCGCTAACCGTAGTACTAGAACCATTTGTTGACGTACCAAAAGTCACACCGTTGGCGTTTGAAAAATATAAAGACCTTTCTTCATGAGATGCCGTTATAACACTGTTGTTACTCATTCCAAATGAAAGGCCGTTGGAATTACTAAACACAACAGTTCCAGTGGTATTTGCAGTTTGTGTACCTGCCGCAAGTATATTATAACTACCAACACCACCAGATGGAGCAGAACCGGTTACAGTCGAACCAGTCAACCCCAAGGTTATATTACCAGAACCATTAGAGTTACCAGCCCAGACTATTGGCATCGTTGAGTTTGCTGTGGAGTTTGTAAATTGTACAGAGTTATAACCGTCTGCACCAGCTCCAGCACCCCCATTAATTTGTATTATACTAGAATTAGTACCAGTTCCTGCACTTACAGTTATATTATTGCCACCAACCAACCTTATACTATTACCAGAAGCAGTAGACTGACCAGAAGTATTTCCTGAAAGTACAAACAACCTAACGGCGTCGTGTGATGCGGTAATTGTTGTTGATTCGCTACTAACACTAGCCCCAAATGTAACACCATTACTATCGTTAAAATATATACTACCGGCTCTACCATGTATATAAAAAGCAGTAGTATTTGTTCCAGAAACCGTTACATTGTTACCACCATATATCCTTATTGTATTACCAGACAAAGTGCTGTCGCCAGCATAATTACCAGATAACAGTATCCTACCGACAGCCCCAGTAGTTATTGCAGACGTAGCACTTGTGTGTTGGAATAACGAGGATTGGCTGGTATTTATAGCATTACTAGTTATATTACTTGTTGCAGACGTGAGTTGAAATAACGAAGATTGACTAGTGTTCAGTGCGCTTAAAGTTATTGCGCTTGTTGCCGAAGTGTGTTGAAACAACGATGATTGATTAGTATTTAGTGCGTTTGAAGTTATAGCGCTGGTAGCAGATGTTTGTTGGAACAAAGAAGATTGTGACGTATTTACATACGGATGGTCGTGTGTTGATTGAGAAAAACTAGCAGTAACTACAGAATTGTTAGACATTCCAAAGGTAAAGCTATTGCTGTTTGAAAACACAACAGTCCCAGTTGTGTTGCCTGTTTGAGTACCGGCTGCAATAACAACAAGACCATCACCGCCACCAGCCCCAGTTGCTGCAGATAAACTTATAGACAACCCATTAGAAGCGGAGTTTGTAGTACCGCTTAAATTGGTTAGATATAATGAAACATTACCATGAGTATGAGTACTATAAGCCGCATTAGTTGTTATTGCACTAGTAGCAGATGTGTGTTGAAATAGTGAAGATTGGCTAGTATTTAATGCTATTGATGTTATTACACTAGTCGCTGAAGTATGCTGAAACAATGAGGACTGACTAGTATTTATAGCATTTGAAGTTATTACACTAGTTGCTGATGTGTGTTGAAACAATGATGATTGAGATGTTTCTATATATGGATGAGCATGTGTGGACTGTGAAAAACTTGCTGTTACTATAGAATTGTCGGTCATTCCAAAAGTAATAGAATTACTATTTGAAAATACCACTGTTCCACTAGTATTACCAGTCTGCGTCCCTGCGGCTATAACAACTCCTCCGCCACCACCACCAGTCCCAGCTGTTTGAGCAGATAAGCTTATGCTTAATCCATTAGAGGCGGAGTTTACTGTACCACTTAGATTTGTTAAATACAACGTTGGGCTACCATGAGTGTGGGTGCTATGGGCTGCGTTAGTAGTTATTGCACTTGTTGCTGAAGTATGTTGAAATAATGACGACTGACTAGTATGCAATGCGTTTGTTGTTATTATACTAGTTGCGGATGTGTGCTGGAATAGTGAAGACTGACTAGTGTTTAAAGCTCTTGAGGTTATTGCACTAGTAGCAGACGTAAGTTGGAATAACGAGGACTGAGACGTTTCTATGTATGGATGGGCATGCGTTGATTCAGAGAAACTAGCAGTGATTATTGAATTATTAGACATTCCAAAAGTAAAACTATTGCTGTTTGAAAATATCACCGTTCCGCTGGTATTACCGGTCTGTGTTCCAGCAGCTATAACAGCTCCACCACCTCCACCAACCGTTTGAGCTGATAGACTTATACTTAACCCGTTAGAAGCAGAATTTGTTGTACCACTTAAGTTGGTTAAATATAATGTTGGGATGCCGTGCGTATGTGTACTATAAGCAGCATTAGTAGTTATATTACTTGTTGCAGATGTAAGCTGAAATAGTGAAGACTGGTTTGTGTTTAATGCGTTTGAAGTTATTGCGCTGGTTGCGGATGTAAGTTGAAATAAAGAGGATTGGCTTGTATTTACTGCATTTGACGTTATGGCACTAGTATTAGAAGTGTGTTGAAATAGACTAGAACTTGCTGTTTTAACATAGTCTGTAGCAGCGTCTATTCTCAGTTGAGATGTGTTTGTACCAGAAAGTGTCACACCGTTACCAGCAATTAACCTTATCAAAGAACCATTCACAGTACTATTACCACTTGTATTACCAGAAAGCTCAAAATTGGCTGTAGCACCACCCAAAACAGAAAGTGTTACAGTAGTCGATATACCACTGGTAGATGTACCGAAGCTTATATTATTAGAGTTTACAAAATATAAACTGGCTTCTGGACCTATAAATCTTATAATACTGTTATTAGAAGCGCCTATTGTTATATTATTTGCTGCAGATAATGCTATAGTACTACCGGATGCTGTTGTATTATTTGTAGTATTACCAAGTATAACAAAAGAACCAACACCAGCACCACCACCAGTACCAAGACTTACAGAAGCTGTTATTGTAGTACTATTTCCGCTTGTACTAGAACCAAAAGTAACTCCGTTAGAATCTGCAAAGTATAAATTACTAGAAACAGAAGTATAAAAATAATTTCCGCGCTCGCTAGTATTCATAAACACGGAGCTAGAGTTTAATGTTATATAACCAGTGTTTACACTAGCTATTATACCACCAGTTCCTGTTAACCAACTTACACCATTAGAATTAACAAGTTTTAAAGTTTCAAAACTATATGTTCCATTTGGGGCACTTACTACTTGATTAAGTTGTGTAGATGAAAATGACGCTGACGCAGTAATTATACCATTATTTATTCCAAACGAAACGTTGTTACTGTTAGAAAGTGTTAGAGTTGTGGCAGATGTAGATGCACCAGAGTTAACAACCAGTGCATTTATACCATCTGCAGCAGCAGTACCAGTTACTGTACCACCAGACTGCCCTATTATTGTTATCGTATTATTATCTTGGCTTAATGTTATATTACTACCAGCAACTAGATAAAGTGTACCAGATGAAATTTCTGAAGTTGTACCGGTTGTATTACCATCTATTATTAGATTGTGAACATTTTGTGTTTGAACACTTTGCGATGTAATAGCATCGTGACTAGCAGTCATTGTGTTGCTATACAACCCGAATGAAATACCATTTGCATTAGCAAATACTACCGTACCATCTGTAACCGTAGACGCTGCAGAACCAGCTATACCAGAAATACCAGTTTGCTGTTGCGGAACATCTGGACCAACTATGTTTATGGTATTACTGTTATAAGTTACAGTTATATTGTTTAATCCTTGCACAAGAACTGTGCCTGTTTGAAATGTTGTATCTGAGACTGCTGGGTATACAACATTTTGTAATGTCGTTGAAAAATCTGCACCTATTGTTATAGAATTATCGCTTTTAGAAAGTGTTACATTATTACCAGCTTCTATATAAACACCTTCATTGTATATAACATTTGAACTGTCCGTACCACCAATAGAAAGAGCTTTTATAACAGATGCTGGACCACCTATAACTATAGTGTTTGAAGTGTTTTGAATAGATATGTTGTCTGTAGCACTTAAAGAAAGTGTACCAGATGAGCCGTTTAAACTAACAACAGCTTGAGAATTTAAATTGTCTATACTGGCAGTTATCATAGAATTGCCAGACATACCAAAACTAACACCATTTGAATTAAAGAATACAACCGTACCACTGGCATTTGCAGATTGAGATCCGGCAGATATTATATTACCAGCTATACCTATGTTGGGGGCACTTAAAGAAAGACCATTGCTATTAGAGGTACCAGACAAATTGGTTAATGCTAGACTACCATGGGTGTGAGTTGAGTTTGCAAAAGTGTTAGCAGAAGTTTTAAAATAATTATCTCTCTCTGACGCCATCATATAATTGGTAGAATTGGCTGTACCAGCTGTATCACCAATTATACTAAATCCGTTGGAAAAAGTAGAAAAGGTAATATTATTACCCGGCTTTATTACCAACGTGCCAGTAGAAAATATTGTAGAGGCACCGTCTATTGATACATATCTTACCCCATCTAGATAAGATACTATCATTCTAGCCAAATCAAACCTATTATATACTTTGTATGACATTTATTATTCTTGTTTTAAAGTTTCAATTAAATTCTGTTGATACCTCGGTGACTCTATATTGCTTAAAGCTTTAGTCACAGCAATGTTAACAATCTCATCATGTGTATGCTCTGGCATATCACTATCAACCTTTTGCATTGTTATTACGGGCGTACCAGATTGTGTAGAGTACGTACCCACACCACGAACACCTATAAAGTATTCGTTTTGGTTATACAAACAATTATCATACTTAATACTACCACCAGTAACTTTATAAACCTTCTCTTCTTCTATTGAAGTTGTGGTATTTGTAAGAGAATTCACTGTCATTGGCTTTGCTAAATATGTTAAATCATAATATACAGGTATATAATTACCATCAGTAACCAACTCAACCATATTATCCCTAAACAATCGTATAGGTCTTGCATAACCATATTGTAAAACATGTTCTCCAAGCGGATCTTCAAAATCCATGGAAAACCTGTTTAAATCACTATCTTTAACAGGAAATCTTTTATTTGTTATAGTATTATCCGGAATGTTTATTGGATAAGTAGCGTTTGAATAATAAAACATATAACCAACTCCACCTTCTCCTTTATACTTTTCTTCTAAAATTATTTCTGTAGAACTGTTTATACTATTTACTTTAGATATATTTTTGAACTTACCATTATAAAAATCATTGTCTAATATAACCCACAGCCCAGTAGACATGTATCCTTGTAATAAATTAAACCCACTCATGTCACCAGTTACAACGTTAGAGTTTTTTGTAAATGTTGCTTTTATTATAACACCACCCTGCGAGTAATTAAACATAGGCGGCATGTTTATATCATAGGAATAAACACCACCAGTAGGAATTTCTAAACATGTGGACTCATTCAAAACTATCCACATGGGTCTTACATGCCTTATACCATTTTCTGTGTTAATTATTTTTTGTTTTATAGGAAGAAAACCAAGATAAGAATTAACCCTGTTACCAATATCAAACCTACAAACATAATCCTGGTAAGCGTATGACCTACACTTACTCACGCTATTCATTTCTATTAGCGTGTTCTTAACAAGAGTCTTTAGGTCTTCTGTCCTCTTTTGGGTTTGCTCGAAAGCTTCTTGCTTAGAGTTGGCACCGCTGTATCTTGTTTTAACAAATTCCCTTGTAGCAATATTTAGCCAGTAGTCTATTTCTTCAGGCAAAAAGTCCGGGTATGACCCAGAGGTTGTCTTGTCAAGCCCTATTCTAAAGGCTATGTGCATTTCGTCTATATTCATTGCTTATTTCTTTATTTTTATATAATCTTCAACGTGTATAGTATCATTATTACACTTTGAATAAACAACAGCTCTATAATAGGGCTTCCATTTAAAAAACAAAAATTTCTTGTCGTAACCCTTTACATTAACAAATACAGTTAGCTCGTCTTTTATTGCAACGTTTTCTATGTCCACGCCTTGTTTGGTAACCATTCCAGAAACCTCAAAACAACCTTTTGGGGCTACAAACTTTAAAGTATCACCTTTGATTATATTATAAATTGTAGAATCTTTGAAATCTATCCTATAAGCTACAGTATCCTTATAGGTATACGTAGATTGAACAACCTGAACACCGGGTTTTAATTTTATATTAAGGTTTTTTGCTATACTATCTAGTTTATAATTATATTTTCTAAACTGGTCAACAGTAAGTTCCTGAAGCCTGGAATTTTCATCCACTACAGCTATGTAGTTATTTTCACTTATTCTAAGACTTTCTTGTAAAGCCTTTATTTGTTTATACTGCATTATGTTGGTTATACCAAGTAGTACAAACAAACCTATAGCAAAAAGTAAAACCTTAATATTATTAAACATAAGATTTATTTTTCAAAAATTTTATTACCTATTTTCAAAGCAGAAAATACCCCAGAGAATGAACCAAAGATTAACGCCAAATCACTGGCAGTCACTCCCTCTTTAAAAGAATATGCTGTAGTAAATACAATTGACCATAGAATGCCAACTGCAAATATAAGCCTTGTAACGCTAAAAACATTAACATCTTCTTCAAAGAATCCTATTCTAGTACTCTTCGTAGATTTTTCTTCGTTCTCCATTTTCATCAACTTTAACAATCATTTTCATAACTTGACCTCTATTTTTCCCAAATCTGTTGTAACTTATGTGTATCCAATTTATATTGTCATTCTCATCAATGTCCTCGGCTATAAGCTGGTCAAACTCAATATTTTTTCGTATCCAATCAAACGCTTCTTTGTTGGTAACATTCCTTTTATAGACTTCAAAGTCTATATCTATAGCAGCACTGCCTTCTAATGCCATGTGTTGGCTTGTTTTTGAACCACCAACGGCTTTGTTAAGTTTTGGTGACCTATAGAAAGAATGAATGTAAATTGGAACATCAAATTTCTCCCTTATAGGCTCAAAAACTTTTTCAGCCAACGCTTTCATATTTTCAAGGTTGTCCTTGTCTGGCGTGTTGTCAATCCTCAACTTTTTAGCCTCTGGACTAAACGTTGCCTCTTCGTAACTTATATGTTTACTTATATTTTCCATTATCTAGCAAGCAACTTAATGAAATCAAAAATACCACTAGCAAGTAATAAAAATAAAATACCAGCTATGGTAAGCATTAAAATTTTTGGTTTTGAAGAAAACACTCTAATAACTTCTATATCCTTTTTTAAATTTTCTAAATCTTCTTTATAAACTTTTATAGGATTTGCTATATGTTCTTTTTCTATAACATCAACTCTATTTTCTAAATCGGTAACCCTACCGTTTGTTTTAGTGACCTGTTGCAATATGGCCTCTAATTTATCGTCTATTTTTGAAAGCTTAACAGCCAATTCAATATCATTCATTTTAAACAAAATAAGGGGGCTCCTTTGAGGAACCCCCAAATTATACATTAGAGTACATAATACTCAATAAACAACGTTATATCACCAGCACTAAGGTCGGTGTTGTTAGATATACTAATAACAACATCCTTGGGCGCTGTAAGTACAAAGGCACCGTGGGTACTACCAGTTCTGGTTGCTGACACCATGTTAGCCGCTGTATTAAAGTCTGTAAGAGTAGAACTACCACCAAGGTCAACTGCTCCAGGAAGGAATTTTATAATCTTGTTGGCAGTAAGGTTTGTTACAGCAGTAGACGGATAAAGAGCTGTAGTTTGTCCGGTATAACCAAAAGATATGCTAGTACCAGAACCTACTGGCTGTGTGTTAACAACAGCAAAACCACCACAAACCAAAATGTTAGCAGGTAGTGTACCTAGACTTATAGTAGTGTTTTTTGTACCACCATCCACGGACTGCTTCCATGTAAACTTCTGAATTCTCTTAGATGCAAAAGATCTATATTTTTTCGTAGCCATTTTAAAATCTCCTATAAATTATAAATTAAAAAACTATAGAATCTTTTCCAACAGAACCCATATAGCTGTTAAGCGTAGACACTACATTAGCAAGCTGACCAGCTGCTGAAGGAATAAAAATTTCAACAGTAACAGGCGCTCTCCTAACTCTATCGTCAGCAGCTTTGTATTCAACTTCACTCTCTATGATGATAGTGTGATAAGTAGAACCAACAACAGCACTAATATCGGGTTTCTTAACAGGAAACAAAGTCTGGTTAGTAACACCTTGATAACCAAGGGCAGCTTTTTCGCGGTCTCTAACCTGAAACCAGTTTCCAGCACCCTTAACTGTAGGAGTATGAGCCCATGTTCCAGCAATATTAACCCAACCAGTAGATTCTACAGAAGCCAACACCGGTACAAAATGTACTGGGATATCAGGATCTATATCATTTACTGAAGTTGTTGATTCCGGAATAGCAAGAGCTGTGAGTGTAAACACACCATTGTTATTGCTAGCACTCACCCTACGACCACTGTGCTTATTAACAACAGCGGCTAGTTTTGCAAAAAGAGCGTCAGAAGTTGTTTCTGAACTAGTAGCAATATACCTATAAGTATGAGTAAACTGTCCAGGATGTTCTACCATGTCTTTGTAGATAATCCTAAGAACATACTCTTTTCCTGCCACAGGTGTAAAACTGTGTGTAAAAGATGAAGACTGTTGAGCACGAGCCGTATACGGTGTCCCAACATAAGATTTAACATATTTGCCCATAATGGGGGCAGACCATTTTATGCGTCTAGTTGTAAGTGAATTACCACTAGCATCGGCGTAAGTTACTGTAGAACCAAGACCAACACCAATGTAGATAGTATCAGTATCTTCAACACCAATAGAACCCTCTACAAATTTCTTGTTCTTGTCGGCTACAAAAACTTCACCTTCAGCCAAGTTTCCGGCACTCCCATTCAAAGAATAGATTACCAAACTAGCCGTCCTGCTTACGTTCTTTCCAACTATAACGCTATGAACTCTATCAATCATTTTTAACTTGTTAGTTAGTTATTATTTACTTTGCAGTAATACAGGGACAGTTGTGATTTTACTATCCCTAAGACTAACAAGTCTTTGGGATAAAGTTCTTCTACTTTGCTTATTAGCATTTCCACGTCAAACTCTCCCTTTTAATTTGGCAGCAGTGTATATACAAGTCGTAAATAAAGCTGCCGTTTATTTACTGTTTATTTTACAAGAAGTTCGTTAGGCACATCCGCTTCGTCAGAAACGTCTTGTTTTTTAAGTTTTTTAGCTTTAGAAATGGCTTTTGCAGCCGGAGATTCTTCTTCCTCGTTTATTTCTGCAGACCTGTCTACCATAGAAAATTCTGGTTTACCAGCAACTTCTCTGTCTATAGCAACCCTAATATCTTGGTTTGTTGGGTTTTTAAGGTAAGCAACGGCACCATCTTTACTATTACCAAGTATTTCGCCACCGTATCTATACATTCCACCAGATTTCCTTATAATATTTTTAGATATTGCGGTCTCTAGCAAAACATATAGCTCCCTATCCTTATTATCAACCCACTTATCAAGAAATCTTTCAGGATTACCTTCAATAAGGTCATACAAAGTGCTTTCTATAATCTCGGCAGAAGAACTTTCTGAATTATAGCCATACAGACGTAAACACTTACGCATATCGTCCAATGACATTTTTTCAAATTCCACTGCAGCCCTTCTCTTAATTCTATTAAACTTATTGGCTTCCTTAGCCTCGTTTGTTTTATCAATCATTACATAATTTGCTCCAGGCTTTACTTCTGAGATAGAGGCTTGGACCCTCTTATGGTTCTTGAGAAACAAATACTTTAATTCATCTGACGGGTATGAAGTGTCTAAATACAAATCCTTACCGGTCATAGGTATAACAAAACTTTCCCAATATGCAGAAGAGGGTCTTAAATCAAGTCCCAGTAAATTTCCAAGCCTTTCAGCATCTTCTGGCGTCAATCCAGTATAAAGTGCACCAGAACGTGTGTAATATGTGCCTAGGTATTCTGTACAATTTTTGTACCTAGAAAAACCTGACCAACTATTCCTGCCCAGTGGGCGTACAACTACTATCATTTTATTCTATATTTAATTATTCAGCGTCGCAAATAAGTTCACCGCAAGTTGTCGGATCTTTAATAGCAAGTATCTGCTCTGACAAAAAGTGAACCTGATAACCATCTCTGGCGTTCGAACGAAGATTGTTAATAGAATTCGAGAATCCCTGAGGACCAACAGATCCACCAGTGTACCAAGTAACAAGTTCCCTACCCTTTTTAACAACTTTAACAACGTTTGATTCCCCATCTCTCATACCGAAGTTAATAAACGTCATTCGGTAAGATTCGAGAGGTTTACCAGATATAGGATGAAGCTTCCTATTATAAACAGGATTGTCATACAGCGGGAAGTGTTTAAGTGTAAGTTCTACACCGTTAAGTCCCTTGTAGGTAACAAACTGTCCACCAAGAGCAAGTTCCTGTCCACTACCAGTTATAAATTTAGAATCAACCAGTGTATAAGCAGAAGCTTTTTCACGAAGAACTCTATCAAGCTCTTTCATTGCCATTTCACCGCAGAGAGCAACAAACTTACGTTCACCAAATCCCAGGATGTTGTATGAAAGATCGCCAAGATAGGTATCAAGTGTATCAAGAGTCAACCTTGTATAATAACGCCTATTTGCAGGAGAAATCTGCTGAAGAAGTCCAGCTCCAATAGGAACAGGGCGTCCGTTAGAACCAATAAGAGAAATAGAGCCGTCAGTATTCTTGTTGTATTTAGAATAAACAGACATTCTATCTATTCTTTCATACCACTGCCTCCAAGCTGTCCATTCCTGATAAGGAGCCCAATAACGAGTGGCTTTCTTAGTCTTGGGATCTCTGAGTTCAATGACCATAACATCGCTGAAAACAGTACCCGTAATGTCGTAAGACATACGCATAGTTGTAAGCTGATTACGCAGCTTAAACGGTGTGGCATAGTTTACAAAGTCGGCTTCTTCGCTATATTCTTCATAAGCAGAACCAAGTCTACTAACCTGTTTACCGGCAGCCAAAAGTGAAGGCGGAATATAAGATTCAACCTGACCATCAGCTACTACAACTTCATACACCCAAAGAGAACCGTCCTGATGAGGCTCGCCCTTAACCCTAACCTGATATTCTTTGTCGTCGAATTCAAGTACTGCACCAGGGCCAAACCATTTTTCATCTAACCACAACTGAATAACAGATCCACCAGCACCAGGGGTGTCTGTAGCAGAAATAGACGATCCCTGCCATTTAGCATCCCTAATTGTAACGGCCTTGTCATGTTCAATCATAACCGGCCATTCAAACTCGCTGTTTTCAACAACCATGGTTCTTCCCATACCTTGAGTAAGATAGTCGAGGATATTTCCCTGATCAAATCTACCAAAAATATAGGAGATGACTGTTGACATCTGTGCGGGCTGTGTAAGTAGAGCGTTTGAAAGCAAATTAGAATCTGCTAGTCCTGAGTTCCATTTAGTTCTATACAGTACTAGACTGTTTAAAAGATTATTTTCCATATACTAATACATTTCTTGTGTTTTTGTTTTTATTTATTGAAAAACCTTCCAAGATCACTAAGCGAAGTGCTACTTTCGCCACCGCCAGATCCAGAGCCCTTCATTTTATTTGAAGTTCCCTTGGTTTCCTTTATTTTTTGCAGTAGTTTCTTAGTAGCATTACTCTCAGCCTTCTTTGAAACGTCTTTAAATAATTTATCTTTATATTTTAGAAACATTGCTGTTTCTATTAAATTTCTTACTCCGTTTTTATTATATTCTTTTTGGAACTTTGTCTGACCATCTGCAAGTGGTTTAAATAAATCGTCGTAAAGTTCTTTCTTTTCTTTATCAGTTAATTGATAACCGTAAAAATCGGTTGTGTTTTTCAACTCTTTATTTACGTTATTAATAAACTCGAGTTGTTGTTTTTTTATAGTTTTGTTATAATTTTCCTGCTCTTCTAATAGCTTTTTCTTAGTTTCTTCCCTTCTCTGTACTAGTGTTTCTAAAGCATCTCTTGCCTCATCCTCTAGTACTCCGGCGGTTTCATATCTGTCTACAACCTTGTTAATTTTTTCAGCAGAGTACCCAAGATCTTTTAAGTTTTCCCTTATAACTTTTTTCTGATTTTCTTCGTCATCAAGGTCTATGTTTTTAAAATCAACTTCTCCACCATAAACGGTTTCAACGAAATCCTTAAGACTGCCGCCGTTTTCAACAAATCTAGCAACCTCCTCAACTTCTTCGCTTGGATATTCTGGTCTAGAATTTTCTTCAACTGTTTTCTTTATAAGTTCAACAACATCAGAAACTCCTTCAACCTTTAGATCTTCATCTATTTCCCAACCAAGTTCTTCAGCAAGTTTAGAAACAAAGAATTCAGCTATATCGCTTTCATATTCACCAAGCTCGGAAGATTTTTCTTCATCAGAACCCTCATCAGATTCTTCTCCCTTATTTTTATCTTCGTCATCTTTCTCGCTGTCTTCTTCGTCTTTTTCTTCTGAATCTTCTAATTCCTCATCTTTCTCTTCTTCGTCTGTTTTCTTAGTTGTTTTTTGAGCAGTGTCTTTCTTTGAAGAAGCGCTTTTCTTTTCTTCTTCTATTTCTTTTTCAACTTCCTCAGGATCCCTATATTCTATATTATCGTCGGGATTAAAACCGGGGGAATCTTCGCCGGCAAGAGGCAGTAAATCTCCTACTAAATCTTTGAGACCAAATTCTTTCGTCTCAGGTTTTTTTTCAGCCATAATTTATTTATTTAAACCAATTCTTCTAAATACTCATCGAACTCTAAAAGTCCGGTACCTGTAATACCACCTTTCATAAGTATCATATATCTATCTACAATAGTCTGATACAGAGATTCCTCTTCAACTTGTTCCTTTATAAACCATTGGAACAGTTGAAACGTTTGGTGGCATGGAATCTCTAACAATCTTTGTGCATCAACTTCATACGAATAAGTTACATCGAATTCGTGTTGTAAAGCAGACTCTATAACATCGTACAAATCAGCATATTCTTTTTTAGGAGCCTCTATAGTTGGGGTAGTAGGAATAACATTCTTATCAGCCATATAATCATACAGCTTAATCATGTGAGCCCTTTCTTCCTCAGCATGCTTCCTAAAAAACTTAGCAGCACCAGTATAACCCTTTACATCACACCAGTAAGCCATTTGCAAATATATCTGAGAACTATAAGCCTCATCGTGGATATGCTTATTTATAATTTCTATAGCCTTGTCGGGGAGTCCGCCATTATAAGCACCTTTCTTCAAAGTAGTAGGTTTGTCCATTTATTTACTTTTTAATTTATTATTAGGATTTTGCTGGATTTTCGCTAGACTTAGCTTTTATTTGTTTTTCCTTAAGTCTTTCGTTTTCTCTATTCTTTCTCATCTCCTCTTGTAATTTCTTTTCTTTAAAGTCTGCTTCTAAGCGTAATCTTTCAGCCTCAAGTTGGCTTTTAAAATCTACAACACCGTCGTTGTTTTTATCAACATCTAGCATCTTCGCGCTAGCTTGTATCTCAGCTACAGTAATAGCCGTTTCAGCCTTTCTAATAGAATCTTCTTCCATTATTCTATTTTTCTCGGCTTCTTTGTCAAGCTGCATTTGCAAAAGTCTTTCTTGCGCCTCTTGCTGAGCTTTCTGCATTTCCTCTTCTCTCCTAGCCCTTTCCCTGTCTATATCGGCAAGCTTATTCTTTATTTCTGATATATTATTCTCAGTAAGTATAAGAACAGCATCTGATAATGTTGCACCGTTTTGCATAGCTGGTTGAACCAAAGTTCTAAGAGTTTGCAAGGCTTCAAAGCTTTCTGAACTATTTGTTATAAACACATCGTAATCAGAATATAAGAAGTCGTCGTTAATATCCATAAACACCCTTCTAGCGTCACCAAGAACAAAGTGAAGTTTTTTCTTACCACTTTCTTTCCAGGCGTATTTTGCAACATTTATTAGATTAGTAAGAACTCTTTTCTTTACCTGATCATGTTTATAAAACAAATATTCTGTAATAAAAGACGACTGAGTAACAGACTTTTGTACATTACCCACAGACTCCCTTGTTTCTATAGAACCCAAACGCTGTTGACTAACACCAGATAACCTACCAAGCATATCTTCTATCTTATCCATTAATCTTATATAATCTGCTATAACAGCAGTCATACTTAAATCTTGAGAAGATATTTGGTTAAATTGTGCGGGTTTTCCGCCCTGTCTACCAGGAACGTCCCAACCCTCTTCATAGGGGTTTACAAAATTTATACCCAAAGCTGTTAAATAATGTAACCACTTTTCAACAGAAATACCCATAGACTTAGGTATCTGTGTTGGATCCATATTCAATATTCTACCTTTATCTTTTGCCAAAGCTAATTCCAGCCTATACCAAAGTATAACATACATATATTGTAAAGGTTTCATTATCTCAACCAACGATTTTGACCTTGTGTTAGTATCGTTATAAACCGTACCTGTATATGATAGCTTAGGCTTTGTAAGATCGTCCATAGATTGAGACTGATATTGCAAAGGTTGTATTCCTATGTATATATCCTGTCCTATTCTATAACCTTCCCAAATTTCTGGTATCCAGTCACTTTTCAATCCTTTTACATTAGCAGCCAACGCATAATTTTCATCAACAATTTCTGTGGTGCCATCTTCTTTTTCTAGATAGTATATTTTCTTAAAAGATCTCCATTGAACATGATATACAGGTAGAATATTCATTCTAAACTCATCTTCTGAAGACAAATTTGTCATGTCTTGAACATTTCTGTATATAATAGGAGAGTAGGAAACGTCTCTTCCTCGTCCGCTATTTGGAAGTTTTTCGAGTACATCTTTGAATTCTTCTTCTGATATGAAATCAAAGAAATTATCGTAGATTGCGTAGGGTGTCATATATTTTACCCTACAAAACCAATCTCCATCTTCTATAAACTCAACGTTTGGGTCTTTATCATAGTCACAATCTAAAACATCAACTCTCTCTACATAAGGCTCTCCGTTGACTATACCAACATAGTATATCTCATTACCAGCTATAAGGGCATCCTTAAATCCTTTTACAAATTCATTCTGAAGTTGTAGTTTTTCCTTTAGATACTCAAGAGTACTGCTAGCAAGTCTTTCTGCGGATGTTTTGTAATCATACTTCAAATACTTTTCTATTTCTTCTATAGTCAGTGGTTTATCTTTTTCTAAAGCATTGTTTTCAACATCTTGCTGCAAGTATTCCATTAAAAGCTCCTCTGCTTGAGCCTGTATTTCTGATACTACATCTTCATTGGTTTGTATAGTAACATAATTTAAGGGCCTACGTATTTCCTCACCAAGCAACAAGTCTACATGAGGTTTAATTATATTAATGTTTTGAATTGAGGCAGGAAACCCATCTTCAACCTTGAAAGGATTTGTAACATACTGTATATCTTTTTCATCCAATATACCGTTGTACAAATCGTAAGCAATGGCCATTCTTTCCCTCTTTGTCCTGCCTTCTATAGCTTCGCTAGACCACATCCTGCTTATTATAGAATCAATACACGCCTTCCTCCACTCTTCATCTTTTTTGCTGAGTGGTAATTTTTGGAATGGAAAGACATGACTATTATATGTGTTTTGTATAGACATATTTTATTATATAAAAACTAAATTATTATCAACTGTTCTAAATATACCGTCTGGAAAAAGATATCTACTCCTTTCGTCTGTTACAGCTTTTTTTACATGTACATTATGTAACTCTTCTTTATAAATCATTACAAGCATTAAAGCAATAACCCTATCAAAGTTACCATCTTTATTATAAGCTATCAACTCTTCTAATAAAGGCTCTGAAAATATGTAATGTAAATTTTTCTTTCCTGGAGATCTTTCTTGGTTTAACCAATCTCTAAGTTCTAACTCGCCATAGTCTTTTATAGAAGTCACCATGTGTATACCTTTTGACCTATTTACTTTACTATCCTTTATTATTTTGGAGATTATATCCGGTTGGTCTGCCAACAAATAATCGCTGTGCTTGTTTCTCATATATACAGATAACCCAGGCCATTGATTTTCATACAATACAGTTGCATTGTAGTACAATAGAAGTTTTCTTACATTTTCATAGAAATCCTCCGCTCTTTCGGGCCTACCGCTATACTCTGCGACTATCATATCATAATAAGACTCAAAATCTTGAAATCTTTTATATATGAATATAGAACCCAAAGAATTTGTACCAGATTTATCGTGGTCGTAGGGGTCACAACCAGCTATGTACAATCCCCACGGTGGATTCTCCACTGGGTGTTCCCATATAACTATTGCACCAGCCCTATCTTCTTCTCTATTTAAATGATATTTCGTTATATCTTTTACATTGTTAGAAGGCTGCCATTTTACTTTACCTTTATCATCATAGTAAAGTTCGCCAACTTGTTTAAAATCTCTTACAGAAGAATTTGTTCTTATGA